AAGAGCGTTACATAAGATAAATGATATTCGTAGTGTCAAAGGTTGGGAAATGGCAATATACCGTTGGAAAAACTCCGGTAATAAAATTGTCAAACCTGCCGAACCCGAACCAAAAACCATTAGCACTACTTACTATTATGACAAACAGAATGACACATACATTACATTCTTGGATTCAGCCGGTAAAATGATTTCTATTGACGGTGAACAACACCGCAACATGAAGGCTGCATATTCTGACATGGTTGGTAAAGGTGCTACTGTTGCTGAAATGGCACGAAGATTTGAAATGCCAAAAGTTTGGTTTGATGAGTATAGGCGCAGACATGGTTGGAACCACGATATGTCACCATATACTGATGAACAAATTATGGCTAACTCCACTGACGACCTAGTAAAAGACTTACTTGAGCAACAAAAAAATGAGTTACATACCGAGTTTGAGCGCAAAAAGTGGAAAAGGATAGAAAAGGATGCTGAAAGGTATCAAAACTTTCAATACGAAATACTTGATGAGTTTAGAGATATTATTTCGCAAACAGATTTAACAGTTACAAAACTTGAAATGAATGATAAAGGTCACGATTACTCCCTTGTTGTATCACCTACTGATTTTCATTGGGGTAAGTATGGTTGGGTTGATGAAGTAGGTGAGCAGTATGACTTTCAAGAAGCCAAAAAACGCCTTATGGAAAAAACAAGCGAGTTGATTTCCCGACTACCTTCACGCCCCGAACAGATTATTTTGGCAACGGGAAGTGATTGGTTTCATGTTGATAACGACCAAGGAACCACTACAAGAGGCACACCGCAAGATATGTGCGGTAGCCCTGCTGAAATCCTAATGACGGGTTGTCAAATGGCAAGAGAGCATATTGATTTGCTAAGACAAGTTGCGCCTGTTAAAGTTGTATTCATGCCAGGTAATCATGACCGCATGAGTGCAATTGCACTTATGATGTATTTGTCTGCCGTTTACGAAGATGTGTATGATTGCGAAGTAGTAGTTAGTCCATCCACTAGACAATATGTTGAGTATGGTAACAATTTGCTTGGTTTTATTCATGGTGACGGTGCTAAGAATCTTGTTGAGTTAATGTCATGTGAAAAGAGAGAGTTATGGGGTAAGTGCGAACACCATCTTTGGTTTCACGGACATTTGCACCACAGAAAACTAACTGAAAACAAAGGTGCTATGATTATCCAATTGCCAAGTCTTGCAGGTCACGACAGATACCATGCACGACAAGGTTACACTACAAGTAAAGCCGGATTAGCGGCACACATCATAGACAAAGAAAAAGGTCTAATTGGTAGTTTGTTTGCGCCGGTGGTGGAACATTGAGCATTTCGCAAAAACAAAAAACAATAAAGTTTCCCCAAAAGAAACTACGAAAGTGTAATACTTGTGGTTATGAGGCAAAAGTAATGTATAACACACATAAGGTATGGTGCAACAAAACTAAAAAAAGTAAATACTGCGGCACTATGAGGGTGATTAGAAATGAGTAGTCAAAGAGAAAGTGTAGTATGCACTAATGTTGCTTGTGGGTGGGCTTCACGCCACTATCCCCGCCAAAAGGCTTTAACAAGAGAATGTCCCGTATGTCACTTGCGCTCGCTCAAAGCGCGGTGAATAGTATGTATAACCTTAGAAAAGATGTATTATGGACTCTCCCAATAACAATGTATGTGATGAAAAATGTCGAACCTCAAAAGAGCATTAGCCTTTGAACGGGCAAAAACAGATGTAAAGTATTTTTACAAGTGGCTTGGTTACTCATGGGGTCAACACATTGGCGAATGGATGGATATGTATTCAGCCGATGATGGTATGCACATTAACCGTGTGTGTATTATTGCACCACGAAGTCACAGTAAGTCTGTTACTTTAGGTGTAAAACTATTGCATATGTGTTTGTTTGAAAAGTTTAATGGTAAGCCTATGGATATATGGTTATTTTCAGCAAGCCAAGATACGGCTAAAAGACGATTGGCTGAAATCCGCAAAGACTTAACAAGCCATAAAGAGTTATCCCGCTATCTTAACACTAAAAAAGGTGGTAAAGAAGAATTATGGTTGACTAACGGTGCAGTAATACGATGTTCTTCTGTTGGGTCTGCAATTCGTGGCGACCATCCCGCAGTAGTAGCACTTGACGATGTATTGCTTGATGCTAAAAAAGAATTAAACAATGAGCAATTGCGACATTGGTTGCGTAAAGTAGTTATGCCAATGCTTGACCCCGGTTCTAAGTTGTTTTGTGTTGGAACACCTATGGCTCAAACTGATTTATACCATACTGAAATGCTTGACAATGCACTTTGGAAATCCGGTGTATGGACGGCGTTACCTAATTGGGATGAAGCAAAAAACGAACCGGATAAATTAGTAGCACTTTGGCCGGAGTTTAGGCCGGTTAGTTTTCTCTTAGAACAACGGGCAGTATGTGGTGAGTTAGAGTTTGCTCAAGAGTTTTTATGTCGAGTCATTGACGATGAATCTTCTGTATATCCCCGCAAATACACAAGGCGTAATTTAGACTTAGAGCAAACATTTGATACTGACAAGCGAGCAGGTATGCGATATGTTATTGGGTTTGACCCATCACAAGGACTTGGCAAAGACTACTCGGTTATGGTGGTTGTTAGACAAGAATCCGATGGTAGTCTTGTAGTCTGCAACATTTGGAGGCGTAATGATTTTTCCCCCGATAGACAGGCTGACATGATAGGAGAATGGTGTAAGCGTTATGGTGCGCCACTTGCCGCAGAAGATGTAGGGTTTCAAAGATTGTTTAAGAGTTTATTAGAAGCCAAGGGAATAAATGTGGATTATCGACAAAGTAAAGTAAGCAACAAAGGTTTGAAGCAAGGATTGTTAAATCGTTTGCGAGTTTGGTTTGAAAGGGAAAAGATAGTTTTTGCCTATGGTAGTGACGCAGTAAGACGGTCTGTAAATCTAATGCTTGAAGAATTAGAATCCCATGCTTGGAAGGCAGGGGAAATTGTTGATACCGGCAAGCATAATGACTTGGTAATGGCACTTGCTCATGCAATAGACCAATTCTCCGCAAATATCAACGATGTTCCCGTTGTCATGGGGTCTATGAATCGTGGAGAATGGCAGGGTGGAACAAGCGGTAAAAGACGCATTGGTAAGTATTCTGGTTTGGGCGGTAGGGTAGTATCTCGTAGGCGTTTATAAACCCCTTTTTGAGATTTTTTGTCGCGAATTTTTTTTGGCACTAAGCAGTAGGATTCCTGGCCGGTCATTAATTTTTGTAGTCTAAAAATGACCCCCACCCCTAAAATCGCCCATAAACGGCCCTGGTGGCCTTGTTTTTCTGCGCTGCTACCTATTGACCTAATTTATATTCCTTGACCCTGGCGACCCCTTTATGCGCTTAATTTCGCTATTCGTATCTGTGGGGTTCTGTCTGAATCGCGATTTCAAAATAAAAAAAGGGGAGGCCGCCGGATGGCGACCCCCCCAATTCTTACGCTATTCGCATTACTGCGGGCTGTCACCCCCTACTAAGTTGCTCATGTCAACTGCTAGACCCAAGTAAGGTGTGCCATTCATATCGAAGCAAACCGGCCTCAAACTGACTGCATACCAACCATCCGACTTGTCTGTCATCTTGCGAGTGTATGCCTTGAGTCTGCTTGAGTTGAGCAACGACTGAACCATGTCAATTGCACAATGTCCTCGCTTCTGTGCTGCTAGCATCTTGTTTGCTAGTTTTTGGTCTTCAATCTTGACTCTTGTAAACTTGACATCACCGGACATACTTGCTGATAGTTTGCCGTTGACGACTTGAGGCAAATCGAAGCATACTCCCTGCTTGGTCAAGTTGCTTCTACTGTTGCCACAATGAGGGCAACCGTTTGCTGCGCTGACCTTCTTCAAGCCTAGATTGCCACGACCACAGCCGGACATTTTCTTACTGCATCTGTAACTTGATGCTCGTAGTCTGACGGTGTGGATTGAATGAACATTCACGGCAAGGTGTGAATACCCTTCTTCTTCTCCGTATTGCTTAACTTTCAATATGTGTCTGTAAGTTGTTGAATTGACTATCTCGTCACCGTAGAATTGGTGCATATCGTAGTCCTTCGGGTCTATCTCAATTACTTCAACTGTTGAAGCATCTGTTAATCCGAATGACCTTAGTAGGTCTTGACCGGATATTTCCAATTCTGACAACTTCAATGGGAAGCCACCACGACCGGATATTAGGTCGCTCAATCTGTCTTGTGCTTGATGTGCTTCAATGCAAACTTGAACAGCCTTAGTCAACATTCTGTTGCCTGTTGCCATGTGCATTATCTGTTCAATCATAACCGGAAACTTGACTCCACTGTCATAAGTGACTAACAAGTGCTTACCTAGTGTGTTTTGCAAGTATTGACCGTTTGCCATAATGTTAGGCAGGTCTACCGTTTTTGCAATCTTGTTTAGGTCTGCATTTGTGAAGCAGTCTGAAGCCTTGTAGTCCTCCGCTTTTAGCGTCTTGACTACATTGCCTCCGACTTGCTTTGCTGTCATTTTCAATACTGTCATTGTTGCTCTAACCTCATCGAGCGTTTCGTTCTGCGTTTGTGCCTGTTGTGTCTGTGTTGTTGTTTCAACTGTGTTGTTGTTCACGCTTTCCACCTCCAATTATCCCTACGGGATATCTAGGGCATATATAACAGGTGCGACTATTTTCATCATTTTGCGACCATTTTCAACAATTTTTGACTGAGCCGAAGGTCATTTTTCTGACTAGGATTTGCTCACTATACAACCAAAGGTTGAGTAGTGATTATTAATTTTCCAGGATTTTTTATTAATTCGGAATTAATAACTTTCCAGGAATTATTATTAATTTTGTAAGACCAGGATTTTGAAAAATAGTCGCGACTATTATTTTGTGACTATTAATAAAAAAATAGTCGCATCCAGGAAAAAATAGTCGCGGAGAAATAGTCGCAAAAGAGAAAAAATAGTCGCGAGAGTTACCTAAAAAAAAGAGAAAATAATAGTCGCAGTTACCGAAAATAGTCGCTATTCCTGGCTACCTAGAATCGGTTTGTCGATACCTAGTTTTTCTCCTAAAGTTTTCAACGATTCACCTAATTCAGAATCCTGGTTTACTTTTTCGGGAATTGTATATTCCTTTCCGAATGTGCCATATCCACCTACGGGGGCATTTACTTTTTCCTTCAATATAACAACTTCATTTTCTAACTCACATATGCGAGTCGATAACTCGAATAGTATTTTTTGCATTACTTCATTATTCATTATTAGTGTCCTCCTTATTTTTTTCTGATAATTTTCCTGGAATCTCGGATTATTTTCACCTATCCATAACCGGCTCATAATCGTCATCTGACGGCCATCGCCACTGTTGTAGCCCTGCTTGGTATTCTGACTCACAGTCAACGCACCAATTGGTTCCTTTCGCTCTTGGTCTTTGGCATCCGCATTCGTCACACACGAATGGCTCGTAGGATTCATCATTGTTCTCCATGTTAGTAGCGAATACTTTACCCCTTATAATAACATTGGTCGACCAGGTTTCGCGACTATTTTCCAGGAACTTACAATGTAGTAATGTAGTCGCGACTTTTTTTCGCTGATTAGTAGCCAATAATGGTCGCGACCATTTTTTTTATGCGCGCATATTTAGGGTCGCGGCAGGTTAATTATCGGATTGTGTATTCATATATAATACCTCGCTAATAGTCGCGACTATTTTTTAGTGGCCTGGTGCAACGAATAGTCGCGGTAATTCTAAAGTGGCAAAACATCTCCCCTTTAGGCTAGACTCGGAGCGCGAAGTAGTTTTACCGCGACTATTACGCTTACTGCGGCTATGAGAAATAGTCGCGCCTACGCGACTACGCGATTTTTTGGTCGATTTTGGTCGAATAGTCGCGCCTATTTTTTAGGCTTTCAGTGCATCGAATAGTCGCGGTAATTATTTTGAGTTTGTTTACTGTAGGGGTCGGGCGTCGCGATTTTTAAGTGCGACTATTAAGGCAACTGCGAGCCTGTTTAGTAGTCGCGACTATTCGCATAAAACCTTATATATGATGAGTTTTTGCGACTATTTTAATATTTTTTAATGGTCGCGACCTTTTTTTTAGAGATTTGAGCGCGCCTATTTTTGCAGAAAAAAATAGTCGCGGAGATTTTGCTGTCCGAAAAATAGTCGCGTTTCCTGGATTCGCAGAAAAATAGTCGCGTCAAAAACCTGGTTTGAAAAATAGTCGCATAAGCATATTTTACCGTAAAAAATAAGCGCGTAAAAAGTCGTGACTGAAAAATAGTCGCAAATGAACAGTGGCTAAGTTTTTTCCTGGATATCTGACTACTACTACTTTCAAGAAAAAAGTAAAGATTATAATAGTCGCACTGAATATTCCCACTGTAAAAATAGTCACAAACATTACTTTACAGGTGAAAATAAATCCTGGTCTTAACTGATAAAGACCTAGCCGGTTTCAAAACTCTATCGGGTTTGAAATACTTTGACCTTGAAAATAAGATTTCCTGGAAATCCCCTCGCGTGTGTGTGCGTATCTATTATACAGAAAAACCATGAAAATAATTAAGACCAGGAAAATAGTCGCGAAATGGCAAAACCGGCAGCCTTATATACTATGAGTTATGTGTTATTATTGTTGGAAAAGTAACTGAGTTGCGGATTCAGCCGAAGATTGCTGGAATGGAAACATTCCCGAAAAGGTTGCCACCAAATAGAGATACCTGATTTGGGACAGGTGGCATACTAATAGGCGAAACCAACTTGTAAGTTTACCTTAACAACACCCAACATAAAGGAGGGACAAATATAACAGGTAATTTTAGAAGACAGAAAAGAACACTTAAAGGAATACCAATAGCATATACACAAAACGGACAACAGGTAAGAGGAACCACGGCAGAAGAGATTTTGAAAAACCACAATCTCGACTATCAAATCGGGGTTTCACCATTACATGACGATATGGGGTCGGCTCTAGTTGGAACT